TATCCTCATACAACTGATTGGGGTTTGTCATAATTAAACAATAAAAGTTCCTTTCGTTCTTTTTGCTCGCGCATATATTCACCTACTGATCTCATCGTGTATGTGAGATCAAACTCTCCTACTTCCCACCCTTGGAATCTTTCTTTAACCAACTGAGACGAATTGTAAGATATGAGTTGAGGACCAATAAACCGATCACAATCGGTAGCAAAATCGTCGTGGTTGAATCCGTTATGCATACTCCCTTTCCTTCCATATAGACTATCTCGTATGTCGTAGGGGGGATCAAGGTAGGTAAAGCACTGTTTGTTGTCAGTAAGGAGTTGTTCATAACTGAGGTTAGTAATTTTCCAATCTTTGATTAGTTGAGAGTATCCTGGAAGTTTCTCGATTCCTCGCACTGAGAAGTTGGAGACACTTGCTTGTTTGCTGAACGAGGAGGATTCAGTGAGACCACTAAAACTGCACTTGTTAATAATATAAAAAGCAACTGCACGAGATGTATCCGATTCATTATAGTCATTTACAGTCTCCTTGGACTTGAGGAATAGATCCTTAGCAGATACTGGTTCAGGATTCTGTGACTTTAGTTCGCCAATCCTCTCAGCGAGTTCAGCACCAGAGTCTTGTAGGACTCTCCAGAAGTTATATAGAGGTTCATACAAGTCATTTACCCAAATGTCAAGATGTGGATACTTCTTAGTGACATGAATGGCAACACTGCCGCCACCAAGGAATGGTTCATGATATTCTTTGTACTCCCTCAGATCAGGAAAGTACACATCCATTTTCTGGCAAGCACGAGACTTGCCGCCTGGATATCTCAAGGGTGTCTTGTAGGACTTCATCACAGAATGAGTTTCTTTTCAGGGGTGGTAACTCCACCGAACATCTCACAATACTTGTTTTTTACAGTGGGGTCAAGTGCTGCAACGTAAACAATGAACTGCCTTGAGACTGTAATCTCAGGTTCTAACTTATCGACGACAGTTGCCCATGGAATAAATCCAACACTCTGTGCCTGTGGAACACAAACCAGTCCGTTCTTTACAGTGATACTTTCAGTATTCTCTTCAACAATCTCGGCAACGATCTCTTCGCCAGTGCTGATGCGTAACAGTTTTACATTCATTTTAAGTTCTCATAGTGTTTGATTAATTTATCGACCTGCTTCTTATCAGTTCCACAGGGAGCATTCCTCAAGCAAAGAAGAATAAGTTCCCTGTCTGTGATAGCAGGTCTCTGTGTCCATACGATTTTATCACTCATTATTCTGGTGCTGCTGCAATCCAATGTGTGTATGGTTTCTGGTCTGCCATCTTACCATTCTCATAGGTAGAGGAGTCACCATAATCCTTGTGGTCCTTGTATCCAATCTGTGCTCCCTTGGTTCTCTGCAGTGATGCATTGAACACGACAAAGAAGAACACACCGGGTGCTCCAATAATCAGGGCACCACCGAACAGATACCCCACCAGAAACTCAGCAACGGTGTGGTTGCCCAGTGCTTCCCACTGGGTACTAATCAAAAAGTCAATCATCAAAATCCTCCGCCTTTACTTTTTTTCTTTTTAAGATGGTTTTTCATATCTGCTTTTGATTCAGAAAGAATCTCTTTCAATCCTTCCTCATCATAGTGATCACAGAGTTGAATCATGCGATCTAGGGCATATTGAAACTGAGAACCCTTACTCATTTTACTGAGTAGATAATGTGCTACATCATATCTGAGTTCTTCTAGTTCGTTCTCAGTCATTTGAACTCGCACTCCACCATAATTTCAGTCATCGCCGCCAGTAGGTTGATTTCTTGGTCGGCAACAAAAGCTGACTGATACTGATACTTAGCAACAATGAGGACAGCAGCAGCAATGCTAGGACCATCCAGAACTTCGTAAAGAGCATCGTAAGCACGACGAAGAAGTACGTTAGGATCATTGTCCAGATTAGAAACGATCCACTTACGGACTTCAGTAAAGTTCTTCTCTTTGAGATTCTTGACCAAATCATTTACCGCGATATCCCCAAACGACGCAAGGATCCCCGAATCAATCTTACCAGCCACGGAGTATCGCTGACACTCGTTAAGGACTCGTCTCCAGTCGGGGAAGTGTTTACTGATGAGTTCAATGAGTACTTTGTTGTCGTACTCGACTCCTTCTTCTGCGAGGATTTCTTGAAGTCTAAGGAAGAAACCGTTGGCAATCTTTGCTCGTTCTTTTCCTTTAATTCCGAACTCAACCACTGTGCAACGGGAATGAAGTGGTTCGAGGATTTTGTTCTTGTAGTTACAGGTGAAGATGAATCTGCAGTTGCTAGCAAACTCCTCAATAAACGCCCGTAAGCAGAGTTGTACATCATTGGACGTGTTATCTGCCTCATCAATGATGATGACTTTGTGTTTTGAAGTTGCTTGAAGCGATACGGTCGAAGCAAAGTTCTTCGCATTGTTTCTGACAGTATCCAAGAATCGCCCTTCATCGGACCCGTTGATGACATAAAAATCTACTCCTAGTTCGTTACACAGTGCCTTTGCTACTGTGGTCTTGCCAATACCAGGAGGACCCGCCAGTAACATATTGGGGATCTCACCCTTGTTCAGGAAGTCCTGAAACATCTTCTTTGTTTCTTCAGGAAGAATACATTCCTGAATAGTCTTTGGTCGATACTTCTCGACCCAAATAAAATCACTCATAATCATTCCAAAGGACGGATAAACTCATGTGAAACAAGATCAGTTGCCTTCAATTGTTCCTTCATATATTCTACACCAACATCTGGCATAGCGGTATCCCCACAAGTAAATACATCACAAACTGCCATTCCCTTCTCGGGCCAAGTGTGAATACTGATGTGGGATTCTGCGAGCATTGCAAACCCAGTTACACCTTGAGGGTCAAACTTGTAAGTTGCCAGGTGTAGTAGAGTTGCCTTACACTCATTTGTTGTGCGGTACAGGAGTTTTCGGATAAACTCCTCATCATCTAACAACTCAACAGAACATTCTTTTAAGGTAAAGAGAATATGTTTCATTCGTATACCCACTCAGGTTTGCGTTCAGGGATGCGAAGGTAATTGTCCTTCACCCAAGGTTTAGATGCAATGTACAACTTGTAAGCAGTAAATGTATCTATCGAATCATCATACTTCCATTCATCAGGCATAGCACGAGAGAACTTCTCTGCCATGCCCCAACAGACAATGGGTTGATCTGTCTTCTGATGAAAGATCTTCTTTGCCTCAAACAAAGTATTAGCACATGTGTGAACCTTACCATACCGGTGAGTATACTCTTCTGCTAGAGCACACCCATGTTGAATCAACCAAGCAGTATTGTAGATTGATGCTGCTGCCCATTTAGTAGAAGGGTGATTACGAAATGCACCTTTCTCTGTAGCATATGGAGTACCATTTGCCTTAGGCAATGTACCCCAATCATAATACCACTGAGAGTATATGATAGCAAGCATCTGGCAGGATTCCAAAGGCATCTTGACGATATGCTTGTCAGGCAGGACCCTTGCGGAAAGCATAGGATCCTGACAAGTTGCAAAGATGTTCATCCGAATGTTGAGTCAGGTTCAAGTGCGATGAAATAAGTCAGGTTGAAACTGGTGTTGACAAATCGTGCCAACAGTTTCTGAGAGATAACAACTTCATAAGATCCAGGGAGAATCTTGATATTCTCAACCTTGAAGTTGAAGTTGAACTCCTGATCGGTCAGACCGACATTGATAGAGTATTCGTTGGAGGTGTCATTCTTCTTGTCACGGACAACCAGTTTGACCACACCTGCCTCACCAACTGCTACCAAGTCAGGGAGTTGGTAGACCGCAGATGCTTTCAGGAGCGACTGCAACTGGGTGCTGTCAAGGTTGAAGCAAACATCTTCAGTCGGTAGTGCGATGGACTTCTCAGGGGGAGAAACGATCACACTAGGGTCAGCAAAGAAGTACTTAGTCTTGCGATCCTTGCCCTCACGAATGGTCAGGTTTGACTCATTGGAGAACTCGATAGAAGGATTGTCGTGCAGAGTAACACCATTCAGAAACTGAACCAGGTCATAGATTGCAAAGTCCTGAGGGATCTCTTCTTCGATCTCTGCCTCTGCCAGGATGTTCTTCATCACGGACATAGTGCGGAGAGTATTGCCCTTCTTGAATGCAATAGACTGGTTGATAGAAGCAAAGTTCTTCAGAAGGTTGACAGTTTTTTCAGACAGTTTCATAGTCATTGGTTGTAAGTTTCACGTTTGGCGTTCTTGTCATTGAAGTGCATCAGAAGCACAGCATAGTGCAGGATCTTCATAATGTCACGGCGGGCAGTGCCCTTCTTATCGTAGCGAGAGGCATACTTGAGGATGTTGGATCGGCAGAATGCTTCACCATCACCACATGCTTCAATCAGATCAAGTGTCTGAATTTTATCATCACCAGCAGAATAGTGCTGGTTGTATGTGCCGGAAATATAATCGGTCAGTTCCTTGAGGATTGCTTCCTCACTGTATTTGTATCGGTTGTTTTCAGTCATAGAGACGTTCATGGTAAAGGGATTTTCTCTGTCAAGATCATTACGATCATACTCGTAATAATACTTAGAGTGTTCAGTCATTTCATCATAAAGTAGAGACCAAGCATTTGTCATTATATCAGATTGCCTTAGTGTTGTCAATTGTGTAAACACGCTCTCCATCTTCATCCTCTGACGAGATAGCGAAGTCAGCATCAACCTTGTCATACAGTTCCATGAATGCCTGCTTGGTTTCATCATCAAAGCGATTGACGCAGACTTGGATTGCCTTTGCCTTATCGTTGAAGATGCTATAAGCACGGATAATGTGGACCAGACGACGAGTGGAGATGATTTCTTCGATACCACCATCATAGAAGGTCTTACGGATAATGTCACCCCAGTCAACCAGGTGCTTACAGAAGTCAGCATCATCTACACCAAGTTCCCTAGCAACATTCTCAAGGATCTTCTGCTCAGTCTTGACAGTAGGATACGATTGCTCAAAGGTTACTGGGAATCGCTCAAGGAACGCTTCGTTGAGCACATTAGTACCAATGAATCTGCCATCGTCGGAACCTTTGCCTTTAGTGTTGGCGGTGGCGAGTACGTTGAAGCCTTTTGCGGGCGCAACCCACTTGCCAATCTTCTTGAGGAAAACTCCTTTTCCTTCGAGAATAGATTGGAGACAAAGGATTTTGTTTGAGGCAAGGTCGATTTCGTCAAGGAGCAGAATTGCTCCTCGCTGGAGTGCTTCAATGACTGGGCCATTGTGCCAGACGGTTTCACCATTAACAAGACGGAAACCGCCAATAAGATCATCTTCATCGGTTTCAATGGTAATGTTTACACGGATAAGTTCGCGACCCAATTGAGCACACGCTTGCTCAACCGAGAACGTTTTACCGTTTCCAGAGAGTCCAGTAATGAACGCTGGATAGAATAGACGGGACTGAATAATTTTTTTAAGATCGGCAAAATTGCCAAACTTGACGAAGGTATCATCTTTTGCAGGGATAAGGTTTTGTTCAATAGCAGGCATTGCAGCAGGTGCTTGATAGGTCTGCTCAAGTTGTTCGGGCACAGTCAGGTTCCACTTGCCACGACCAGTTTTATAGTCTTCAATCTTCTTAGTTACGGTTTGATAGTTAGCGCCATTCATCGCGCACCATGCTCGGATATCACCAGCAGTGACGTTTTCTCCATACACAGACTGAAGTGAAGTGCGGATGTACTCAGGGGAAAGAGACATGATGTTGTGTGTTTGTTTCAACTGAAGTTATTATAGACCAAAAAGGGGGTCTTGTGGACCCCCCTTGGACAGTTGTAAGACTGGTTCAACCAGCGTCTTTGAGTTCCTTGATTAGTTTTGACTTGCTCTTGCGACGGTCAAGTTCGATGCCCTTGGTGCGACCAAGTTGCTCAAGTTCAATCTTAGACATATCACCCAGTGCCTTGGCAGCAGGGGTAGGTGCCGCTACAGGGGCAGGAGGGGTGGGAGCAGCAGGTGCTGGTGCTGCCTTCCCTCTAACTAGATCTCCGAACTTAGACATAGCTTTAAATGATAAGGTTTTAGATATTTAGGCAATAAGTTCGATAAACTCACCCAGAATCCTTTTGTTCATCTTCTTAGTTCTCAGACTCTTTACAAAAGCAGACTTAATCTGTGTCTTTGTAGCATCTTCTTTGACTTCAAACTCTGTGTCCTGATTCATTGCATTAGAGGACAATCCAAAGTACTTGTGATATCCAGTATCCTTCAGACTGAATGACTTCTCCTTTTTCCATTGACTAGAAATCTTATTGAATTCAGTCAGGTTATATCCTGTGTGTTGACGGATAAAATAGTTTGCATCACGGGATGCAATAACACGAATACCAATGAAGTTGACTGAAGGCATACGATGACGGAGAAGATTCAACATCACACCAGTATGACTGAACCTGCTGTTATCATTCCAGTTTTGTGCCATGGAATATGTGTGTCCGGTCTTACGGTCACGGATGAATGAATTGTTACTGAGACCATTGATTCCAAGATATGGTTCTGCGTAAGGTCGGTGGGTGAACTCTTTGTGATACTTGAGCGGGGGTGCTTCACCATCAGTCAGAACAACACACTGAACTTTCTCTACATTGTTCTGTGTTCTGAATTGTGGAATGATTTGCTTCAGGGTAATCAGTGCCTCATTGAGAGGAGTTCCAGAGAGATACATTCCCAGAGGAATACTGTAAGGCACACCCCAATTAGAACTGAAGTAAAATGCAATACGGAACATATGCACCATCTGCTGTTCCAGTTCTTTTGATTTGACTTTACTCGTGAGGATATTCATCATTGAGAAGTTCTCACGAATCTGAACTAGTCCATCTTTCTTTTCGTAGGATAACTCAGCAATTCCCGTCCCGTCGTTACGAGGATAGTCGTTAGTGAATGCATAGACATCGAAAGGGATACCAACTTTTTTACAGAACCATACGAGATTGAAGAGTTGCTTCATGGTATCAAGCATCACATCGCCCATTGAACCGGACCAGTCAAGTACAAATACCAGACCGTGATTCTTGCCATCAGCAAATGTTGTGACCTTCTTAAACAGGTCTTCGTTATATTTGTATGTATGGAGTTTGGTGCAGTCAAGGACACCAGTCTTTGAAGTTGATGCACGAGCATATGCTGCAGCAGACTTACGGCACTCAAACTCTTTGACCAGATAGTTGACTTCTTTCTGTGCAGACTTCTTGAACTTTGAGAACTCCTTATCAACG